AAATTCCATTTGTATTAAATCTTATAACTGAATTATCTACATCTGTTATAGTTGAAATTTTACCAATCCAATTTCCATTAAATCCTTCACTACTTGCACTAATTGTACCATTTACATCTAGCTTGTAGGTAGGATTACTTTCATTAATACCAAAGTTTCCGTTACTAGCTAATATTCTAGCTCTCTCCGTATCAGCCGTTCCTAATATTAAATTCCCACCGTTTCTAGTACCTATTGCAAAGTTAGTAGCATAGTTACTAAAGAACAAAGCTAAACCTGCTCTTGATATACCAAAGTCACTACCTGTTGCAGCCGTTGAATATTGTCTAAAATAAGAAGTAGCCGTTGAACTATTATTTCTAACTGCTATCTCCGAATAGTCAGTAGTGCTATTTGTTTGTAGTAAAAATGAAGCGGCTGCGGCTGCATTGTAAACATGTAATTGTGCTAAACGAGTAGTTGGATTACCTATTGCTAAATAGTTATTTGTAGTGTCCCAAAAAAGATTTGAATTACCTGTAATTGTTGATGAACTATCAAAATATGCTACATATCCGGCTGTTCCACTTACTGACACTGACGTACCACTTGTTCCGCTTGTACCACTAGTACCACTAGCTCCTGTTAATCCTGAAGTCCCTGACGTACCACTTGTAGCAGACGTACCTGAAGTACCTGAAGTTCCGCTTGTGCCTGCGCTTCCTGAAGTGCCACTAGAACCAGATGTCCCTGTGGTTCCGCTTGTACCATTTGTACCGTCTAAACCAGAAGTTCCGCTTGTACCAGAAGTACCTGCGCTTCCAGTTCCACCGCTAGTTCCTGATGTACCTGTAACACCACTAGTTCCTGATGTGCCATTTGTACCATCTATACCACTAGTTCCTGAAGATCCTGCTGAACCAGACGATCCACTTACGCCACTTGTACCAGAACTACCGCTTGTGCCAGTAGTACCTGAAGAACCTGAAGTCCCTGTGCTACCACTTGTGCCACTAGTACCACCTGTTCCGTCTGTAGCTGAAGTACCGCTAGTACCGCTTGTGCCACTAGTACCTGTGGTTCCAGATGTCCCAGATGTAGCAGATGTACCGCTGGATCCACTTACACCACTGCTTCCACTTGTTCCTGTGCTACCACTTGTTCCGCTTGTTCCACCAACACCAGAAGTTCCTGAAGAACCACTAGTTCCTGAAGGAGCATTAAATGTAGTTTGAGCATATGAATAATAAGAAGCTCCTTCTGTATAGAATATAATATTGTGCGATTGATTGCTTGCATTAATAGCAATAACTTTTACATAAAGCCTATCTGTTGCATTTAATGATTGTGCTGCTATAAATGTATCAGCATATACTTGTTGAATTAAAGCACCATCTAAAATTACTGATACAACATTAGTTGTACCTAATAATGTAGATACTCCTCCAATTGTATATTTCCAAAGCTCATAATAAATATCAAAATTTGCATTATTATTATTTGCTAAAAAATGTCCTGTAAAACTCCAGTTACCAGAAGGAAATTGTGTTACCCCTGGCACTCCTGAATCTGTTGAAAATGTAGTCAATGTAGCAGTTGCAGTACTTGCAACAGTTGTTGTTAAACTTTGTTGTGCAGCTCCTGATGGAGTTGGACTTAATTGTTTATATGTTGGGCTACCTATTGCAGATGATGTATTGATAGACAAATTCATATAATAAATCTGACCACCAGCTACACCGTTTATACCTGAAGTACCTGTTGTACCGCTAGTACCACTAGTACCTGCTGTTCCGCTTGTACCTGTGGTGCCAGAGCTTCCACTAGTACCACTAGTTCCTGTTGAACCAGAAGTCCCAGAGCTACCAGAAGTAGCTGAAGTACCAGACGTTCCGCTAGTACCACCTGTACCATCCGTACCAGATGTCCCTGAAGTACCACTAGTCCCAGATGTTCCTGAAGTTCCTGTAGTCCCACTTGTACCGGATGAACCTGAAGTCCCTGTTGTGCCGCTTGTACCTGAAGTACCGCTTGTACCTCCTGTACCATCTGTCGCAGAAGTTCCAGAAGTTCCGCTTGTCCCACTTGTACCATCACTACCACTTGTGCCACTTGTACCTGAAGTTCCTGACGTACCTGAAGTTCCACCTGTTCCATTTGTCGCACTTGTACCACTAGTTCCTGTAGTACCGCTTGTACCACTGCTGCCGCTAGTTCCTGAAGAACCAGAAGTTCCAGTCGTACCACTAGTACCAGAAGTTGCTGATGTACCGCTTGTTCCTGAAGTTCCACCCGTACCATCTGTAGCAGAGCTACCACTTGTGCCACTAGTACCTGAAGTACTTGAGCTACCGGAACTACCAGAGCTACCAGAACTACCTGCTGTTGCAGAAGTCCCAGAGGTTCCAGATGTACCTGTAGTGCCTGACGTACCAGAGGTTCCTCTAGTCCCACTAGTTCCAGAAGTACCAGCAGAACCAGATGTTCCTATTGTCCCACTAGTATCTGCCGCCACTATTCCGTTTACGGCAACAAGAACACCATTCTCATTTCTAAGCTTTAAATCTCCGCTGATTAAATTCTGAATTGCCAATTTAAAAATATTTTATTGTTGAACTACTACTCTCACAAATTCACTTGCATAAAATGCAACAGTACTTGCAACAGTTAACGAACCTGATGTTGAATCCCAAACAACTTGATTGCCTGTTGGGGTTCCTGCTGTCAATATTGTTCCAATGTTATTACCTTGTCTAAATGCGTTTATACAACGCTTACCAATCGCATCTGGGAAATATATCGTTAAAGAATTTAATGTAGCATTATTTGTATATTCAAATACACTAAAGTTTCCACCACCACCAGGTATTACACCACCACCACCAGTTCCATTTCCTAAAATTTGTATTGCCACTTGTACCTTTGCGCCACATAAAGCATATACATAATTTGCTACACCAACTAAAGGAACAGGATTTTGACCTGTGCCATTAACTAAATTTTGAGAAACGCCATATTGCAATGCAATTCTTTCCATGTAAAGCTGTTGAGCCTTACGAGGATCAATGCTTCCATTAAAAAAAACATTTTGCTTTGGAATATCATCATTCCATAAGTATTGAGAAATTTTCGCTATTGATACTGTTTCTTGAGGTGTCATTTTAGAAGAATAAAGCTTGGTTAGTAGATATATATGTTGCTCTGTTTAATGCAGCTTGTGCTGAATAAATATCAGATGCAAATGTAATCGCTTGATTTGCGCTATCAAGTTCAACTCTTAGAACTAATTTTGTTTGATACCAATTGGTACTTGCACTAAGATTTGAATTTGCTACTTGACTTTCAGTAAGTCCATAGTAAAATGTTTCATTGTATGCAGTAAATGCATATGAAATAGTTTTTGATGTAACCACTGCATTTGCAGCTGTTAACCATTGTACCGTAATACTTAATGCACTATCTTGTGATAATACATTTAAGCTAATACTAGTATTTGCTAAAGGCCATTCAATATAAGTAGTAAGAGTACCAGCAGGTACTAACATAGTACCATTAGCTTGCAATAGATATATTCTACGCTTTGTAATAGTAACATCGGAGCCTGTTGAAGTATCTGTTAAAGTTATAACAGATGGCGTGCCGCTAAACTGACTTGCCGTAAAATTTGGGGTAAGAGGCATTTTGCTAAAATTTTACCCAAATATAAGAAAAATATAGCTATATTGGCCTATTTTCTTTTCTTCATAGACTTTAATTTGCTCACTTTCTTAGGCAGTTTCATCCCCTTGCTAGCTTTGTTCCACTCATCCACATCAACTCCCTGTTTTTCAAGTTTGTCTTTGTGGATGTTAAAGTAGGCTTCTTGTGCCTTTGATTTATATGGCATAATTTAATTCTTTTTATTTTTCTCAGCCTCCATTGCCTTGCGAGCTTCTTCCATTGCTTTTTCAGTCGCTTTTTTAACTTCAACTTCTTTAAAATCAACATTTCTCAATGTTTCAATAGCTTTATTCATGCTTGCCTTAAACTTTGGCGTTTTAAGAGAATCAGGAGTTTGTCTAATTCTATCATATATTATATCTATTTGTTCCTGTTGCTTTTTAGTTGGGTTGAAAGCACCTAATCCAACATTGCCTCTAATTCTATTCATTAAGTCTTTCTTATCCCTAAATTCACCTTTTTCATCAAAGAAGCCTCCAATATCAGAAAGAATTGTAAATCTTGTAAATCTATCTGCTATAGTATTTGCTGTCTTTTGTGAATTTAATAACCCAACAACTGTTTGGAATGGCAATCTTGCTTCTATTTCATCAATAGTTGTTGAGAATTTATCCCCTGCATCACCGCCCATTTGGTTTATTTGATAATTATTAGCAATTAAAGATACAGATAAAAATTCTGGTAAGTGATTCACAAATAAGCTTGCCGCTTTTGGTAATCTTTTACCAAAAAACTCCCATTCCCCAGGCCCAAGTGGTTGTTTATCGGATCCCATTATTTTACGCTTTTTCTGATCTTCATAAGTTCCTCCATATTTTACACTGCCATTAGCCAAGCCATAAGCAGTTGCTAACATAATACCTGCTCCAAATAATCCTCTTCCAATTACACCACTAATATAAATTCTTTCCTTTAATGGTATTTGTTTCCAACCATCTTTTATAGCTCCTATTAATGAATCATATGTTTTACCATCAATTTCATTTAACTTCATTCCCTTTTTAGTTTCGGTAGCTAATCTTACAAAACCTTCAGAACCTAAAGTTGAATAATCTATACCTCTTTTTGCTAAATTTGTGGCAATTGTTGATACCGGAACTACAGTTTTAGTAATCAATCTCATTGCCAAGCTTTTTTCACTACCCTTACCTCTTGAAATCATTTTTGACAATGCATTTTTATTTGTCAATCTTCCAGCTTCATATGCATCAGCAGCTATAACCATCGCTGTACTTATATTTTCAGGGCTTAATTCCATTCCTTTATTTTGAAAATCCTTTAATGTAGCCGAAAACCATTTCATCATTTCAGGTCTAGCAGAAAGAGATGATTTCATAGCACCATGCATCCTGATCCAACCATCTAAAACATAACCTGTTTTACCTAATATAGTTCTATAATCTGATATATCTTTTTTAGTTGATTTACCAATACTTACATCATAATCAGTAGCTCCATGTTTCATATACTGCCAAAATGAACTTAAAACATTTGACTCAATACTATTGTATAATGTTGAAACCGCGTATTCTAAATCTGCTTTCTTAAATTCTTTATCTGCTTTTTTAATATCACCTTCATTACCATTTTCATATGCATCTTCTAAATTTTTTAAAGCATAATCTCTATTATCTTTTAATTTATTTATATATTGTTCGGCAGATTCTTTATTTTTAAATGCGGCAAATGTTTTTAATCCTTTTTTAACAGAATATAAACTTGTATATGGTGCGCCACTAAGTTTGGCTCCTACATATCCCAAAGTTACATCAACAAGATTATCCATAAATGGTTTAAATGTAGCTGCCTCAGCTACTTTAGCTGTAGTATGGACACCACTAACTAATCCTTTAGTAGTTATATCAATTGCTTTTTCAGAATTTGTTCTATTTTTTTCTTTAGCATCAGCTACTAATCTATTGAATTGACCACTTTTATTTTCCCTAGCTTTATTTAATCTAACTAATTCATCATTTCTTCTAAAGTCATAAGTGTTACTAGGTATTTTAGTGAAATTACCAGCAGCTATATCAGTTTCTGCTGTTCTTATTTCATTTTCCCATTGTTTCTTTAATCTTTGTGCAGATAATTGATCAGAAGCTAATTGATTGTTATTTTTTAAATCTTTTATCAATTGCTTAATTTCTACTTTAGATTCTTTTGTTATTTTTTCATCTACTAGTAATTCATTTAATTTGTCATATGCTTTATTAATTTGATCATCTATTTTTTCTCCTGTTGGATTTAACAAATCTTTAATATCTTGTAATTTATCTTTTACTATAAGATTACTATTAGCAGTTTCTTGATCTTTAGCAATTGTAGCATCAACTGCTTTTTCCATACTTGATTCTATAACAGCATCTAAATCGCTTGATAATGAACTTACAACAAATTGTTTAGTACCTAATAAATCTAAATCTCTTTGTGCTTTTAATTCTTCTTTTTTATCATTTTTTTCTTCAATAGATAAATCACTTCTTTCAATTTGTAATAACGTTTCTTGGTAATCTCTTTCTATTAAAATAGGAGATTTAGCATTTTTCTCTAATTTCAATCCTAAATCAGCATATGTTTTAGCTCTTTCTTCTCTTGCTGCTATTAATGCATCACTAGCTTTCTTGGGATTTTTAATGGCTTGCTCATACACAGATTTAGTTGTTTTTACATATTCTATTTCTCTGTTTATTTCATCAATTTTATCTTGCTCTGTTTTAGGAGATTTACTTGTTTTTTGTACTTTTTGAGCATCTGATTTTTCTTTTAACAAAGCTTTTATTTTTTCATCTAATTCAGCTTCATATTCAGATCTAACAGCTTTTTTATTCTGTGTGCTTTCTTCTGCATGATAATCATTTGCCGCTTCTAATGCTCTTAATCTAGCTTCTTTTACAGCCAATCTTCTAACATCAGCTTTCTTTTTATTTATTTCATCTTCAAGTTTGGCTTTTGTTTGCTTTTTAAATTGATTTCTTTCAGCATAAGCATCTGCTACATCTTCTCTAGTTACATCTGGTAATATTGATTTTAAATCTTTAGTAGCTGCATCTAATACTTGATCATTTGTTAACTCTTCCCCTAAGTATGAATTAACTATGTCTTTAATCAATCCTTTATCAGCAAGTGTTTTATTTATATTAGTAATGCCTTCTGCTTTTGCTAATTTATTAATAGCATCTAATGTTTCTTTAGCATCAGGTAATTGAGATTTTGAAATAATTGTTTTTGCATCTTTAATAAGTTTTTCTTTATCTATATCTTTAAATTTATCAACTGCTTTTCTTAAAGCATCGGTTAAATTTTCTCCTAATTCTACAGCTTTGGCTACGGCATCTATAACATTAGCAACCATTTCTTTATAGGTACCAAAGTCAATACCCATTTTTTCAATATTTTTGCCATCACTACCTTTTAAGAACTTATCATATTCATCTGAGATTCTTATTTTAGATGCAAGATCTTTTAATTGCTTTGATTTCTTTTGCTTGACATCATTTGAAGCAGATTTTAAACCTTCTTCAAAACCTTGCTTTTTACCCTCTGAGCGCGCTTTATCAAGAGCTGCATTTATTTCTTGGTCATTAATCTTTACAATGCTTGAATTTACTTCTTTTTCAATTGAATTAAATTGTGCTTTTGCTTTTTCAATTTTTTCAACATAAGGTCTTACAGTTTTCTTTTGCTCTGCTGTTAAATTACTTTTATCTAATTCAGCTATAGTTTCTGGTACCTCCTCTACTTTAAGAATATTTTTAAGATGATCTCTAGTTAATTTAATTTCACTTCTATCTGTTTCTTGGAATACTAAATTAAATAAACCTAAGTTTCTACCTGCTTTATTACCTAAATTTCTTAATACAGATAAAACTTGCTCTCTTTGTTGAGTTAAATTTTCAACTTCAACTAAATTACCAGTATTTTGTGCTATATCTATTTTTTTATCAATACTTAACAAATGAGAACCTGCTGTAATAATATTATACTCTGTTGGTTCTGCATTACCATCTGCCATTCTATTAACTTCAATAGCTCTTTGAGTTGGTACATCAACATTATTTTCTTCTGCCCTTTTTGTAACTTCAGTTAATACATCTGTGGCTACAATATCTCCACCTCTAACATCAAACTCTTTACTAAAATTATAATTCTCACCTAAAGCTCTTTTAGATATTTCTACTTGTTGAGGAGTTTTAACTGGCTGTACTTCTTCAATTTCTGGCTCTTGTATTTTAACTTTTGTCTTAGGAGCTTTGCCTCGTTCAGTATATTGATACCAATCAGTTAATTCTTCAGGCATTAAAGCTACCTTTTGTTCTGCATATTTAAATTCAGCTTGGCCTTCTGCAATAAGCTTATTACCTTCAGTAATCTTACCTTCTTTAATAAGATCATTACCTTGCTTCATTTTTTCAATTGCAACATCATTTACACCAGAAAAATTAACCCATGCGTTTTGTCCTCTAGTTTCTGTAGATATAGCTCTTTGAGCTAATGGACTGAAGGTTTTACTATGTTCTACCCATGCAGCCTCTTCCCCTACTTTACCAAACTGATTTCTACCTATAAAATGTGCAATAATATCATGAACAGCACGAAATTTTTCAGTTGCCGTAAACCCACTTGCATCTTTTGATGATTCTCCCATAAATGGATGAGGCTCACCTCCTTGATATACTTTAATTCTTTTATTCTTAATTATATCTTCAAACATTTCATCTGAATTTTTATAAGGATCATCCTTAATAAATTCAACTTTAATGCCTAAATCTTTCGTTACAAATTGGAATTGTTTATCAATTTCTTCTATTGCCTTATTATACGCAGCAATTACTTCCGGATTTTTACTATCATCCACAGGAAGTGCATCATAAGCATCTGAAATTTTCTTAGCAAAAGCTGGATCAACTTTTTTAACAATTGTTTCTTCTGTGTCAGGTAAATCTAAAGCTTTTTTATTTTTATCTATGTAATTTTTAAGGGCATCTTGAGCCTCTACTTGCGCCTGTTTAGATTTCTGATCATAGTCGCTACCGAATCGTCCTGCTCTTTCTTTTGCGAGTTGGATAGCATCAGTGATGTTTTCCCCATATGCAGATGGGTAACGTCCTCCGAGGGAATCCCCATATTTTTGTAATAATCCAGAGTATCTATCTTGGGTGATGAAGTCTTGGTTGACTTTAAGTCTTTTGTGTCCTGTAATTCTGTTTTCATAATCATTATTTAAAGTTTTATGATCTACATTTCCATTGTCTAATATCATTACAGTATTAGATTCAGGGAACAAAGATATATCTTCTATTCCATATTTAGCTGAATTTTCCAAAAATTCTTGTGCCGCCTTTCTATCTTTAAATGTTATTCTATGTTCTTCTGTTTTGCCATTAGGATTATATTCTAATGTCATTACACTATGTTGGCCCTCTGGAGCTAATGTACCCATTAAGGCTGCAAATAACTCAACTTGCTCTTTAGTACCCCTAACTGTAGGTACAGAACTAGCTTCTCCAATGGTACTTGTAGCTCCATATTTACCTATGGTATTATTATCGCTAACTATCTCTAAACCAATGTTTTCTGCAAATGTATTAGCCATTTTTTTCCAAGCTTTAAAAGCTTTATTATCAAATGCTTTCTCCCCTTGCGAAATATCTGTTATTTTACCCTCTTTAAATGGAGCATACCCTAATGTAAAATCTTTTATTTCAGGTATTGGAGTTATTTCAGTTGATTTAACTTCTTCAATTGGCTTTATTAGATTTTTATCAATATTTATAGGTACAGGATTTGTATCTCCTCTCATTGAATTAAGCGTTAAATCATACTCAACATCTTTCATAGTTACTTTTGTATCTTCTGGGAAAGATATTGATACAGATCTATAAGATACTTTACCATCTTTGTCTTGTTTAGTTTTAACTACAGTAAATATTTTTTTACCATTCTCTATTTTTTCTTTAGTAAAAAATGGATCTTTCTTCTCACCTTCTGGTTTTTTGTTTTCTTTTGCAACATGCTCTTCTGCTTCTTTAGATATATCACCTATAGAATTTGATTCATCACCATAAGTTATTTTATGTCCATCTTCTGAATTTTCAATAGTAATATCAGAAACTGGTAATTCAATTTTATTTTCATCTATTTTATTAGATACCTCAACTGGTTTTTTAACTTCTGTTTCTTCTGGCTTTAATTTTCTACTTATTATATCACCTTCTTTAGCAATGTTATATTTTTGTTCACCAAAAAACATTTTTGCCATTAAATCAATTGCATTATCAGCTAATGATTTATCATAATCAATTTTAGGATCCTTATATGCACCTAATATTTTATTAATAAATTCTTTAAAAACATTGTATATATAAGATCTAAAACCCTTTTCATACCCAACTTCATTATAATATTTTTTAGGAATACCTTTAAAAAATTCTTCTTTATTTTTAACAGCAATATCTTCTATTTCTTTTCTAAAATCTTCATTTGTAAATAATTCAGTCATAAATTCATGGAAATTAAATAAACCATATAGTTTTTTACTTCCTGCATATGAACTTTTAGGTGTTTTATTATACTTATCACTATTACTGATATAATTATATATATCATGAAGCGTTTTCATTTCCGGATTTGTAGGCTCAAGAAATTTACTACCCAATGTAACCCAATGAATTAATTCATGAGTGCCTATTATGTATGCATTATAATGTGGGTACTCTGTCATAGTAATACTCTTAAATGGTATTATATCAAAAGCAGCTCTCGTATTATTATATGATGCAGCAGATGTACCTGCTTTTGTTGGAACAAGATCCTTAGGGAACATTACTTCTACTCTTTTAAGACCTGGCATCCTTGAAATTGCAGTAAGTAAAGGCTTTAATGGGCCATCTATTTCAGCTAATTTTTCGGCCAAATCTTTACCATTTTTAACAGTAGAATAATCTAATCCTAAATCAGAAGGCTTCATATTGTTCTTTGGCCCATATTTATTATACCCAGGCAAAGTATTAAATCTCTTAATATCTTCTGGTGTAAATAATTGTTCTGGTTTAAATTCTTCAATTGGTTCAACGGTTTCAGTTGTAACTATTTCTTCAGTTGGTTTAACTTCTGGAGCTTTCTCTTCTTCTATTTTTCTTTTAGCTACTCTTTCTTCTAAACCTGCGAATGGTTTCCCCGTTTCTTCAGAAAAATTACCTTTATATATATCATTTATTTTTTCTTCATTTTTAAGCCATTCATCAGCCATTTTCTTTTTCAATTTCTCAGGTAATTCTTTCTTCATATTATCCTGCATCAATTGAGATTGAATTTTTCTAGTCATTAACTCAATGGCTTCCTTTTCTTTTAACTTTTTACCATTTTCGTCCACCATTGGAGTTTTTTCTAGTACTTTAGCTGCTGCTTCAACATTTTGTTTTGCTTGATTATAAGCTTCATTTGTCATTTTACCATTAGCCTTTGCTTTATCTAATTCATATAAAACTTCATCTTTATGTAAAGCTGCTGTATATAAATCTCTTTTATTTTTATTTTCTAATGTAACCATTTCCAAGCCAGCACCACCTATAGTATTTAATAAAGCAAATGATAATGCATTAAGAGCATGTTCTTTTAACTTCTCTTTATTTATTTCTTTCCCTTCTAATATATCCTTTCCAAGCATAACAGCTTCAAAGGTAGTTGCACTTTCTGCACCTGTTAATGCTTTTCTTGGAATAATATCTTTAGCGTTATTTAAAAATCCTTTTAATGTTGAATTTGGATTTTTAACAGCATTTAATATTTCTTTGTCTGACATTTTACCTATTACGTTAGATGCCATACCACCTGCCTTACTAGCAGCTCCTCTTACATATTTTACAAGATCTTCCCCAACCCCCGCAGCTTTAAAAGCTAATGAGTTTACAAATATATTACCCCAGGCAGCATTTTCAGCATCAGGGTTATTCGCTTTCATTTGTTGTGCTAATTCTTGATTATAAGATGTTAAAGCAACAGCACTAAACATTTTAGTAAAAGAACTTAGTGTTTTAGGCAATATAGCTGGAGCACCTGCCGCCATACCTTCTGTCAAAGCCATAGTTGCAATAAATGGGGCTAAATCAACAGCAGTATTTAATACTGTTGAAACCACAGCTGTAGCACTTAAATTCCAACTAGTTTCAGCAGAACTAGGTGTCCATTTATCTTTATTTTGTTGTAATAATAAATCTACTTTTTCTGTTCTTTGATCTTTTGTTAAAGTATTATCATTATTAACTTTATTAATTTGTTGTTGTAAATCTTTATCAATTTTAGGCATAGGTCTAACTAAGGCACTTTGTGCTCTAGTTGGCATAGTTTCTATTTCTGATTCAGTGCTTAACCCTAATGTCTTTAAAGCCATTCTGTTTTGAGTTTCTTTACTCCCAAAAATATCTGCCCCTAAGTTTGCTACTGTACCACCAATATTAAGCAATCCTCCTTTTAATTTTCTAGCAGCATTGCCAAACATTGAATTACCATTATCTGTTAATTCTTGAGCAATTTGATAAGTTTCTACGTCTTTAGCATATGGGTATAAATCAGGCAAATTATTTAATCTATCTGTCGCTTCTTTTACTCTTTGTGATAAATCATTATATTTATTTAAATCTTCTTCATCTAATACATTACCTTGTTGATTTGCCTTTTTAGATAATTGATTTAATTCTTGTTGAGCATTATTTATAAAAAGCTGTAAACCAGTTTCTTCTAATTTTTTTCTTTTTTGCTCATGACCAGCTTGCTCATATGATGATTGGAAATTTTCTGGATTAGTATCTAAATCTTGTCTATAAAATTCTCCAGACTTACTATCCATTCTGTCAAAATAATTTAATCCCATTGTCTGCCATTCATTCAAATTCCCAATAGGCTTTAATCTTGCATTTGTATAATCTTCTAATGTACCAAATGAACCAGATGTGCTAATAGCTAAATCTTGTAAAGCTTGTTGTTGTTCTTTTGGATTTCTTATGTATTGTTTAATAGCATCAGATGCTTGCTTAATATAATATTGTCTATTTTCTAAAGTTTGATTAAGATCAAAAATTCCACTTCCAATTTTATTAAAATTTTCACCTATTTTTATAAATTCTTTCTTATTAGCTTCTTCATTTTCTTTACCATCAATACTAACCCATTGATTAGCTAAATCATAAAAATTTTGGTTTAAATTTTCTTGCCAGAGATCTCTATGTATTCTTTTAGTAAAATTATCTGGATCTTCTTTATAAGCTTTTACTATTTCTTCATCATTACCATATGCACCGGCATTTGGATCAATATAGTTTTTGTTAGGTAGATTTCTTACTCTTTGTAATGATTCTCTAAAATCTTTTGGGAATCCTTGCTCATCTAAATGCTTTTCTATATCACTAGCAATCTTAATTTTATCAGGATTGTAATCTGTGCTTGATTGAACAGGCATGCCACTCATGTCAAGTGCGACATTATTATTTACTTCTTTTTGTTGTAAATCATATGCTTGTCTTGCTAAAGCAACTGGGTTTGCATTTTTATCAAATGGCTCAGTTCTTGGTATAGATTTTAATGCTGATTCTAATTGAGCATACCCATCTGCACCAGTCGCGACAAGATTTTTTTTTTCAGGAATGACAACATCTAAGCTGTCATTAAAGCCTTTAAAATCAGGCACACTAGCTGCCCCATATAAATCTAATAAGTTTTCATGAACTGCATATCTATATTTAGGATCTATAATTTTTTCAGAAAATAATTCATAAGTTGGCAAATTATCCTGTCCATAAGCATCCAATAAATTATCATAAACCTTTTTTGTATAAGGGTTTGGTTTTGGTTTTGGTTTTGGCTTTGGTTCTGGATCTGTAGTAATTACTGATTCAGCTGGGATAATTTCTTCTTTGATTATTTCTTCTGCCATTATATTATATTTTAATCTTTTAATTTAACTTTTGGTGTCTTTTTAGGTGCTCCACCGCCACCGGTAATTATGTCAACGCTTCTTTGAGAGCCTACAGCATCATCTACTATCTTACTAGATAAAACTTCAGTTACAGGAACAGCTTTTTCCCAATCATATTCTCCTGGTATAATAGCACCATTTGATTTCGTTTTAGGATAAGCATAAATTATAGTACCATTGCTTGGATCTCTACCAAATATAGGTGTTAATTCAATCTTCTTAGTTTCATATGGAAGATTTTGATTCATCAATGCCTCATCTGCAATTGTTTTAGGTATTTCTTTTGATCCTTTATATGGATTTGTATATGTTACTGGTAAATTTAATCTATTAAGATTTTTATTTGGCCCAATAACATCAGAAGTTATATAGCTAGCTAAAGCATTATTATACACTTTTTGACTACCTTGCATTGCAATTGCTTTTAAAATAGTGTTAGTATTTGATGCATCATTAGCTGATGTAATTTTGTATTTTCTATACCAATCTTTAAATTTACCCTCATCATTCATTACCATTTCTGTTGATGTAATAGTTTCTCTTTCTTGATTTGCAGCTGCAAAAGCTCTAGCTAAATCGCTACCTGATTGTATGGTTGGTTTTACCATTTGAACTGTAGCTGGATCTTGATAAGTATATAATTCCCCAAAAAGAGGATTTAATTTATCTACTAACTTTTTATCATTATACAATTCATCAAAATGTTCTTTTACTCCTTCATCACTTGCATATTGATCATATGCATTATCACCCATTTTCTTTAATGCTTGATTTGAAGCAATAAGTTTTGTAATTTTTTGATCATACCCGGTATTTTTACCGTTATCAATAATTGGCTCTGACTTAGTATCTTCTATTAATTTAATTTTACTCGCAGTATTTTCAGAGAATTTTTTAGGATCATATGCATCAAATACTTTAATATTTGCAAATGATGGTTCTTTATATTCAGAAGAACCATATGGTTTATCAGCAGCATCTAGAACATCTAGAACATTAGCACTAATTCGTTTACCAGTAGCTCTATATTTATCAACTTCATCTTTAAAAGCTTTTACTTTAGCTGTTTTTTGCTTTGCGCCATCAATATAAGCTTGCATATTTTTGTACTTTGATGTCAATGTACTATTAGCTTCATAACCATCTCTAGATGGTTTTCTTATATTTTCTTTATTTTTGATACCATATTCTTGTGCATCATTTAACATATCTCTAAAAACAATAAGTTCTTTATCACCAAGTCCAACAGGGTTTATTTGTTTTTCCCAGTCTTTAAAATACTTATCCATAGCCTCACCTCTAGCCTCGTTTTTTGTTGCTTGATCAATTAAAACTTTTGTAGCAGCACCACCTAAATCTAAATTTAATTTTGCTCTTCTATATGGATTACCCCCCATTAACCCTGTACTTTTACCCATTACAATATATTTTTATTATTTTGTGATTTTACCACCTGCTGCTAATTTTGCTGCTGCTTTTGCTCCTTTACGATCATCAAAGTAATCCTTATATAATCCTTTAGCTCCAAGAGCAGCTATATTACTAACTCCAACAGCAGCATTTTGGAATCCAACACCGGCCTGTTCATTAGCAGAAGCCATTTGCATTTGATCTACTCCTAACCTTGTTTTATATGGAGTCATTTGGTTAATATCAAATGCTTTAGCTGTTTGGCTACCTTGCATATTAGTAGCACCACCTAATTGAGAAAATTGAGAATTTTTATTTTGAATAGCTCCACCGATTGCCCTATCTTTTTGATCTTGAACCATTTGATTTATTTTTGAAGCCATCCCAATTGCGGCACCTCTTGATTGACCTGCTTTTAAAGTATTAGCAGCTGTTCTATTAGCCTGCTTAATTGATTCCGCATACCCAGCACTTTGAAAAGGATTTTCATTATACCTATTCAATGCTAATTGATAATAATCTCTGATAGATTTATCTGGTTTGTAAATAGGACTATTAGCGGCAAGTTTATCTATTCTTGTTTGCGCTTTGTCAGCTTTGCTTTGGTTATTAATGCCTTGATAAATACCGAATCCGGTACCTAAAAGTGATGCGCCTGTTGCTACCCATGCCATATCTATAAATATTTATTGTTAAGACCTTTTTTAAATTCAATATGCATATTAGTGCCTGTTAAATAATTTATATGAGGTTCTAATATTTCATTTTCTATTTCATCCACTATTTCTTGTTTTTTCTCTTCACTTAATTCATTGTACTTTGATGTCATATTTGGTAATGGATGATAAGTTGTCCAAATACAATCTTCTACAATGTATAAAACCCTTCTAGTTCCAGCTTCAGTTATACCAGTATATGGAGCTGATATTTCACACCAATCTTGTCCATCAATAGATACAGCCGCAGTCCCATGAGAAATCGTATATGGATGCTGTGTTTTATGTATCTTACTAGTAATCAAAGAGCCAGCAGGCATTGCAATTTGTCTTATATACATGCCTTCTGTAAACTTATGCGTTACTGGACAATCTATTAATTCAAGATTTTCAACAATAGCTTTTTCTAATTCATCAACTCTATTGTCATTTTTTCTTTCAATACCTACCATTTTTATCTATTATTTAATGGAGAATTAATAAATTTAGTCGTTGCGCTGTTCAAATATACGAAAGAATTTGCATTATTATTAGCAAATTTTATGGTAATATACCCTCCTTTTAAGCTATCCCCTTCAATTAAGCCACCTGGACTGTTCTGGTCTTTAAAGAATGATGCATGATATTCAGATTCAAGGGTTTGGAAATCACTTACAAGCAACGTACTTTCTTGTTGTACCCCATTGGTTGACATTTGAGTATAAATTATAGGACATTCCCATATACTATTACCCGTTTCCATTACAGAAATCCAAGTTTTTTTGTCCAATGCCCCTCCAGAACTAAATACAGACGTTATTTCAGCTGGATATTGAACCCCATAAAAATTACAATATGTATTATTTTTATGCATCCAAATAGCCCCATTTTTAAATGTAAAAACCGTAATATTCAAACATCCCATCATTTCTGGGTGATATGAATAAAATGATTCAAACCCATTAGCTACTTCATCAAATGAAATAGTATATGGATCCTGGTGATATAATAATGTATTTGGCATTTTTTAATTTTTAAGGTGCAGTAGTAGTGGTTGTAGTCGTAGGTGCAGCCGTTGTAGTTGACGTTGTAGTTGAAGTAGTAGTCGTTGTTGGAGCCGCAGTTGTAGTAGTAGTCGTTGTTGTTGGCCCCGCAGTGGTGGTGGTAGCGTTTGTTACATTTATATTTAGAAAATTAACACAATAAGTAGTTGATTTTACTCGTACTATAGTTGCAGCAGTAGGTAAATTATTTGACAAAAACCCAGCTAAGAGTTGTGCCCTTGTTATTCCTGTTTCAAAAGGGACAACATAAGAATCTGAATTTGAATATAAATCAAAAGGGCCTGCTGCCGTACCTATTGTTGTTAATGTTATTGTAGCTGTTGCCATATATTATTATTATTATTTATAAACATGATGATACATAAGCCCCTACTGCACCTGTAGTTGTATTATAATTATAAATAGAACTAGGCAGGAATCCATAAGAATTATTTCTAACAAAAGAATACCCTGTAAATGGCGTAGCTCCATAAGGATCTAAAAACAAAAATGCAGGAACATTGAAAATACACAAAGGATCACCAGGATCACATGGGGGGCCATAAACAGGAGTTGTTGGGCCTATACAAATATTATTAGATCCACTTCCACCTATGACACCAAATACAAAATTATTAGGATAATAAACATATGGTGATTTTACTACTGTTCCACCAGCTAGTAAACAATCTGCATTTGTTGTTGTTGTTGATGTAGTTGTTGTTGATGTAGTTGTTGTTGTAGCAGGTGAAATAGCAATAGTTAATGCATTAGTGCATATTCCTTGAGAAGTAACGAATACTTGAGTAGCTGTATTATCAGCAAGAACTGTTACTCCTACCAATAATTCGGCTAAAGTAGCAGTTGCTGGCACCAATGTACCAACATTTGCAGTTAATGTAAAATTAGGGCCTAAATCTGTACCTTGATTTGAATTTAGTTTAACTAGTATATACATAATTTATTTTTATTTACAGCTTTTTATTAATTTTATATTTACAATTAAGGGCAAATCCCTTCTACACAACCTAAACATCCAGAATCTTGACAATCTATCAAACTACTATAAGTTACACATGGTTCAGCTCCTGGACATATATATATAACAGGTATTGCCGTTGTAGTTGTAGTCGTAGGCGCAGCTGTTGTAGTTGTAGTCGTAGGTGCAGCCGTTGTAGTCGTAGTCGTAGTTGTAGTTGACGTTGTGGTTGTAGTTGAAGTAGTAGTCGTTGTTGGAGCCGCAGTTGTAGTCGTAGTTGTTGGCCCCGCAGTGGTGGTGGTGGTGGTGGTGGTGGTAATAGGTGGTGTATAAATTATTGCAATACCTCCATTGAAAGTACAATCAGAATATCTACTTATTTCTTCCATTGCTATTATATACTTATTAGTATAAGCATCAAATACGCCATAAATACAAGGATTACCTGTATAAATTGCACCATCAGCCGCAGCACCATTATTTAATGTTTGCCTATATGTAGCTAATTTTGCAGTAAAAAAAGCATTTGTGAAATAAACTATACTAATTGGTGTTATCCCATCTTGACTTAACCTACATACTACGCCCCTATAATTATCTACAAAATAATCTGAAAAGTTATTCCAAGCAAGACTTGTAGCGGCGTCCCCAATACCATAATCACCTGAATAATATTGAATTTTATTAATTAATTTATCAGTATTAGCCTGTAATGGGTTGTTAGCACTGTCTTTAATAATTTGTGTTAATAATGGTACATTACCAACTTTGAATTTTTGATAAACTTTCAAATATCTATCTCTAACATGTAATCTTATTACATCTCCGAAACTTCTATCGTATTCATCAAAATCTTCAAAATAAAATGTATTTGTGCCATTAATATTTGTATTAACTTGGTAAGATTGGCTAAATCTTATTAAAGTTGGGAAATATATTTGTCTTGCATTTTCATCAATAACAGAAGCTCTTCCGTTACTATTCATTGTTAAATTATATGCATCATTAAAACTGCTTTCTATAATCTCTATAGTTTTATTTTGCAATACCCCCATAGTCAAATCAAAAGAAGCTACGTAAGCATTTTCTGCATATACGCCTATCCAAGCTTTTGTACTAGCAGGGATGGTTACTTTTGTATCACATGAAAAAATATACCCACTTGCATCTATTACATGAGTTGTTTGTATTATTTGTATGTTCTTTTGAGTTGCACTTACTAAATACATTCTAAAAGAAGGTACTACATTAGATGTTGTTGTATCTACTGTTATCCTCACATTAAAAACAATATTTAATAATATAATTCCCGTAGTTTTATTATAAAAAAATCCAGTATCAGTAAATTCTGGATAAACAGGGACAACACCCCCTACTGATAAATTAACTACTACGGGTTGAGTTGAAACCTGATAATTACTATTATCAAAAGGCCCCTGCCCATTTTGAATTTCTAATTTCATTATTAAACTAGGTAGAATAAACAATGTTGCACTAGGTATAAGAGTTACATCTTGATTCCCACAATTGTAAACCCATTGGTTATTTAATATTATACTTCTTTTCCTATAAAATAAATCTCCATTAGTACCGCTAACAATAGCAGGAACCGTTGATGGGTTTGTTGAAGATTGAGTTTGCTCAAGGCCTATGTGATACGCATTTGCTGTACCAGAATTTCCTATTCCAAAACATTTACCAAATTCATAAAAAAACTTTTGTGATTGATCAGAATTTGTTGAATAATTATACAAAAATATTTCATAATGTCTAAAATCTGGATCCCCATCAAAATTAAAATTAGTGGGATCTGCATCAACAACTGCTTGAGGGTATTTTATTTTTATAAAATTTCCTTCTTTTACACCAACAGTTGTATTAATTAATCCTTCTGTACCTAAAATTTCACAATCAAAAATATTAATATTTTTAATAGCTCCAGTTGAATCAAATCTTCTTAAAAATGTAATTCTATCACCAGGAACAAAAGAATATGATACAACATTTACTGTTGTACTAAATTGTTTATTATATTCAGAAATATTAGATACATCAATATATGCATATGATTCTAAATCATATACTGGTGTTACAATATTTAGCGATAATGGGCTTCTATAAGCACTATTGCTTATCCAAAATAATCTTTTATTATAAGTAGTATTGTTTGATCTTACAACTTGATAGTATATTGCCTCCAATGGAGGTCTATTTTTAATTTCTAAATATGTTTGCGGAAATTGTGTCCCATTATTTTTATACGTAGTAAAAGTAGATAATCTACTTGTTTGTGTACCAATAGTTCTTCCTTGCCCATCAAAATATTGCAACCCATATTGATAACCAGAATCCCAAGAATTTGCAAATTGAGTGTTATCAGGGTTATTTGTAGTAAAACTAATATATTTAACACCACTTGAATATAATGTAAAGTCATTTGTATTTGACATTGTTAATACATTGCCAACTAATGACACTTGAGTCCAGTTATTACCATTAGCAACCAAACCTGCTGATATAGAGGTAAGGATTGACAAAACAGTTTTTGGAGTGGTTAAATTTTGATATGTATATCCTATATTAGTGTAACTTGAATTTACTACGTTTACAACATATTGACCGACTGGATTATCTAATGTAGTAACATTTCCGTTTGTATTTATCCCCGTACCATACAAATATATTTTCAATATTTTACCAGTTGAACCACTATCTATTCCATTACAAGTAGCAAAAAATAACAACCCACAATAATCTTTAAAGAAATATATTGGTACTGGAATATCTAATGCAGAATTAGGAGTATATGCTAACAAATTCATATTTGTTTTATTATACCCTTCAGTTATTCCAGAATATAATAAAGTATTTCCATTTGCTAATTCAGCTGCATTTGCTTTTTGAGGAACATAATCTTGCAATTGACTAGATTCTATAACATCAATTTGGCCATAAATACTATCATTGTAAAAATTATATGTATATATGGCATTGTCAGGAATGGCATTATCTGCTTTATCTAACTGCTTTATTAAAAACCAATCAGATGTTATGTTATTATTATTTTCTCTAAAACTTAACTCAATTGCTTTTACATCTACACCTCCAGTTGATATGGAAATAGAAATTCTAGCATTTAAACTTAAATCAGGGTTAGTTAAAAATAATGTAGGTTGTTGAGGTAATGGAACTATACTTTTTGAACTCCATACAGATTTTTCATTATTGTCATAAACAAATCTGTAACAAAATTGGTACAATGAATTTCTTAAATTGTTTACAGTTACCAATGTATCATTTTCAAAAGTAACTTTAGGAGGCATAACTGGAGGAGCTTTTGCTATTAACAAATACTCTAATTTCCAAGATGTTCCATAATTTGAAATTATGTTTATACTTTTAGGTGGGTTTAATCCATCATTGAAGTACAAAATATCTCCTTCATTATCTCTATAAAATATATTAACTGATAATACTTTATATGAAGGATTAAAAGTTAAAATATCTATTCCGTCACTATCAGTTTTGCTTACTAAAACTTTAACAATATTATTATTACTTAAATCATAATATAAAATAGAATTATAACCATTACTATTCCATAAAAAATAATATGCCCTATTTCTTATTTTATCAGGGAAAAACCCAATAATTTTATTAGTTCCAGCAGGCAAAGTATATGGTAATAAAGTATTACCTAAAATATTAGACACTACTCTATCCTGACCAATACCCTCGGCATCTTTTGTAATATTTAATGCATCAATGTAATCTCCATTAGATATTCTATACTCAGCAATATCTAAATTCAATTTACCATTAAAAGGGTTATTTATAATCATTTATTATGCTTTTACGGTCATTCTTTGTGTATCTAAATTATTTTCATACGCTTGCATTAAATACAATGGTTTAAATTGAGCATTTGCTAATCTTCTTTGATTATAAAACTCTTGTTTTCTATCTCTTTTATCACCTAAGTTTCCTTTTCTTGTAGTTGGCAAATTTATAATATCTCTCCAAGCTAACCATGAAAGCATTGCTTCTCTAAATTGAATAGGGATAGAAAATGTTTCTTCTGGATTACCACTTGATAAATATTCTATCATTAAATAAGAATAATAAAAATATTGGTTAAGTAGCACTACACCATTAGAATCATCAATATTAAATTGACCTACAAATGGAGATCCACTAGGAAGCCCATAAATGTTATTAAAACCATATCCATCCCAATAATTAAACCACACCGGCAGGTCTGATTGATACCATGCTGCCAATGTATTATCTTGCGTTAATTCTAATCTATTAGGTTGTTGATCACCATAATAAGTCATTTTAGAGTTAAATTTCAATGGTATAATTTCACCTACTGAATTTAAAACACCAATTTTGGTATAACTGATATAGTCATTAGGCAATTGAGCTGTAAAATTAGTAGTATCAACTGGTACTTTAACTGTTCTTATTTTATAAAAAAAGTCAAGGCCTAATTTTTCCATACCTCTAACAGCTATATTGTATAGCTTTGTATATTTGTGTACCGATTGTTCACTTTCATCAATGTAATCATTAATTACTGAATCAAGGGTTATATAATTTCTAACTTGCGACATTTTTAATTATTTGATAAGTAAGCTAATATATCATTATGTCGGATCAGAAAATGCATTTCATTATTTACTATAATAGGCTCTCCTGCTCCTTTGATATGAAAAATAACATCATCTTTTTTGGCCTCAATTTTTATTTTAGCTGTCCCATTGCCAACTGAAATTACTTTTGCCTTACAATTTCTTTCTCTAAATCCTTCAGGCAATAATAACCCACCTTCTGTTATTTCTTCAGGTGCAAATGGTTTTACTAAAACAAAATCTCTAATTGGTTTCATATGTTTCTTTTTTAATTATCTACTCCATCATTGCTAGTATCAATTGGTCTTGATTTTTCAAAAGCCAATTGTCCTTTTATATATTCAATAATATGTGGGATATAATCATCTGGTACAACTAATGTTGAAGTTAAATCTGTTGAATCACCACCACTAATTAATCTTAATGTTGCTTTATAATTTGTTAATGGTATTGCACTTTTAACATAAATCTTTTTACCTTCTATCCAATAAAGTATTTTATTTTGAATTGGTCTTAATTGTTCTTGATAAGCAACTTGATTCATACTTAATGGCATAGCCGTTTGAGATGTTTTTTTATCACCTACAAATTGCAACATAGCTACACCTTCATTTCTTCCTAATGCATATGGTATAACTGGCAATGCAACACTATATGTAACAGAATCAACTGTTTCTGCATTAATAGTAATGTCCGTAAATGTTGTATAAAATGAATTATTTACATAAGCTATTCCGTCAATTTGAATATTATCTGTATAATTCTTCTTTGCAGCTAAACCAATAGCATCATTAAGCCATTGATTAACTAAATTATAAGTAATATTTGAATCATCGGATGGCTGTCCGTTATATATTTGTCGCAATACTCTTTCTATAAGCGCATTTCTAGTCATTACTGTCCTGTTTGTGTTATTTGATTAGCATATTGCTCTACCATGCCGTCTTGTAAATTTAATCCAATTAATTTTAATGCACGCGTAATAATTTCTAGCAAGTCAACATCATCCCATACTGGGTTTACACTTCCAGTTACAGGAGTTTGAGCTGGAGGTTGAACTTGTCCAGGAGGGGCATAAACCGGCCTACCACTTACAGTTGTATAAGCCCATACAATATCTGGTGCATTTTTAACATAAGTCAAAATAGCAGTTCCTAATGTTTTTGGATAAAATTGAAATTTATCAGGCTCTATTAAATAAATAGGATTAGTTGCAACAGGATCAATTTCGCTATTATAATAAGAATATAAACTATCTTGAGGTACAAATCTAATCCTTTTAAAATCAGTTGTAATTATCGCGTCCACTTGCAAATAATTAGCAGGATAAGGGGATTCCCCAGTTGAAGCATTAATAGTCAATGTAGCCTCTGTAATCAAAGGTGTTAATCTTTGTCTTATATTTTCATTTTGACTATAATTAATCCTAGCTTGCGGCCTCCCGTATTGGTATTGTTGAAACTCTCCTAATAAATAATCCTGGTAAGAAATCTGTGCTTGATTTATTACAAGATTAAAATCAGATGGTGTCAAATAACCATTTTGGGCTTTATTAACCGCAAATTGGCAAATACGATACATATCATTAACATTCATTGAAATAAGTTATACAACAAATATACGAAAAAGTAACAAAAAAGCCCCGTAATTTTTAGGCTACAGGGCTTCTTTTATTTAGAGGGGGAAGAACTACACTAATTTCTTTAATTGCTCTAAAAATGCCTTACATTCATCTTGAGGGTACATTGCGTATTCAACTAGATAATTTTCAGGTCTTTTATCCGATGGTATTTTACAAATAAAACCACCATCATTAGCCCAATAAGCAGAACCTTTTTTGCTATTAACATCAATTCTATTATCAATTAAAGCTTTTTTAATAATAAAAGCTACTTCAACTTCTTTAGAACCAGCACTTTCCATAAATTTATTAGGTTGTGCTTCAGCATACAATTCGTAATCATTTCTTAGTGCTTCGTTAGATTTAGGCATACCTAATTCATCTGTGAACAAAATACCAAGATAATTACAATGTTTACGCATTTCTTCATCAGTAGCTAATGATGCATATTTAATAGCTTTAACCTTAGCAACTCGTTTTTCTCTTTCTAATTCAGCTGTTCTTTGAGGATTCCATTGAAAGAAAGTGATTTTTCTAGTGCCCTTTTTGTTTGGATTGTCTAAATTAGCATTACATAGACTTAAAAACTCAAGTGCTTGCATGTCATAATCTGCTATTCTTAGCACTCTCCTATCAAATATTAAGCTTCTTCTGTTTTGCTCTACAAATGACTTTTCAAGGCCTTTTTGATCTTCTACCCAAATACTAGGATAACCTCTCAAAAGCCTAATTCTTTCCATTCTTTTCTTTTCTGGATTCCAAACATCATCAATACCTTCCATATGGTATTTACCATTCTTTTTGGTATCTGATAATTTGAAAATTTTATAAGTGACTCCTTCATTTGCAACAGAAGCTTCGCTCATTGCAACGGCTGCTTCTTCATGTTGTCTTACATCAGTAAATTCTCCTTGTTGAGATAAATTAAATTCGTTTATCCCTATTGCCTTTAACTTTGCCATAAAATGGTTTTTAAATGTTAAAATAGGTAGAGGCAATCAATAAAGTTGCCCCTACCATAATTATAAGTTCTAAATAACTAATTAGTTACCTTGAACGATGATGAATTGGTTTGCTGCACAAACACGAGTACCACGATAAGTGATCATCGCAATTTGATTAGTCATTGTACCATCTGTTGGATTAGGAGATCCACCACCATATTGCCATACACGAATACCATTACCAACTGTTCCACCTTGAGGTGGTTGTTGATACATAATAGTAATGTTCTTGTAAGCTTGAGCAGTTTTTGCATCCTTAGTTTCACCCATTGGATAGATTAAACCAAAATTACGGAAGTAATCAACATTTGGAGTTAAACCAGTTGTAACCTCAGTGTTAAATGCGGCATATTTCTTAACAGACAATAAATATCCATCAATAAAGATTTCTTGGAAACCATAAGCAACAGAAGCCTCTTTAGACTTTTCACCTTGTCCATAAACGAAAGCACCAGCTGGGTAAGCAGCAAAGATACCATCAGAGAAATCTTGTCTTTGGAAAATGTCAGTTAACCATGCAGATTGCTTAGCACAACCGTTAACGTCCATGATACGAGTAATTTCATGTAATTTAGCGATGTCTAATGTACCCGGAGTGTAACCAACAGTTTCACCGTCAGCAACTACTTTAGGGATAATACCTTCAGAACCAGTTGAATTGTTAATTGCTGAGTTATTTTGGACATTACCACGCATTAATTTAGCTTCCACATTGTTTTTGAAACGAACAAGAGTCTTATACATACCTTTGTAAGTAAACGCAGTTACGCCATTTTGTGCCATATCTGGAGATACAGGGAACTCATAGTATGTTTCAGCCATTTGCGCTAAGTCAGTGTTAGACCAACCATCACGAATTTCTGTTACATAGTTATCATATCTTTGATCCAATTGGATTAAAGGATTGATTGCTTGAGAAGCTTCACCAGCATCTGCATCACCACCAAATAATAAAACCTCACCTGCTAACAAACTAGTTGAACCAGCTGAAGCAAATCTTTGAGAAGTTTGTTTTGGAGCAACTGTAAAAGTCCATGCATATGGAGTAGAACTATTAATTGACAAGATAACCCCTTCAATGTTTGAAGAAGCCACACGCAAAGTTTCATTAACTCTTAAAGGAGTTTGAGTACCACTGTTAAAGTAAGCCTCTTGTCCTAAAGTTAGAGTAATAGTAGCACCAACGCCAGCAGCAACTGTGCCAGTATTTGTAACACCTGGCATTAATTTACCGCGGTTTTCAAACCAGAAGTAGTTTAAGTTTTTAACTTCTTCCATGCCGCTATGAGCAGCTAACCACCATGTAAAATCTTCATTGCCATACTTTTGAGTGTATTGCTTGTAGTACTGTGGTGTTAATAATTGTAGGTCAACCATAAGTTGCCTATTCTGGGTTTGCAACGAGATTGAACCTGGCTGCAAAATATTTGAGGTAGGTATTCCTGCCATGATATTTGTTTTTTGTTTTAAACGCCTCCTCCAAAGGCAATATCAAGTTACGTACTAAAGGCCCATTCAGCCATTCTTAGCCTTTCAGCTTCAACGCCATTTAAGTCTGGTTTCGCTCCTTGAGGAGTTGCGGTTTGGTTGATATTAATGTTTCCATTCTTCTTTAAATGAGCCAACAATCTTTGAGATGCTGCTTCATTTGCTATTTTAGAGAATATTTTTTCACGATTCTCTAACAGATATTTATCTGCCATTATTTGTTGAACATTTGGTTTACCGTCCTTGTTAAACCATCTGTTTTCAAAATAAGTATCAGTGTCAAAATCCTCCAATTGATTCTTCATTACCAATTTTTCATCTTCACCAACATTAAACGAAATCGGTATTTCAACATCCTCGTCTTTTACCGATACATTAAATCCGTTAAAGGATTGGAAATCAGAATTTAGCGTTTTTTCATATTCAGATCTAGCTTCTTGCATTATCTCAAATTCTGCTTGAGATTCAGCTTGTCTGCCAGATTCATTATAAATATCTGGTAATTGAATATCAGATTTATATTTTTCTAATTCTGGTCTTGAAAGCTTTGCTTCAATCATTAATCTTTTCTCAACATAATTAACTTGATTTTGCCAAGTTTTTACTTTTTCAGTATAATCTTCATCAGAATCATCAAACGTCTGTTCTGGCTTTAAAGGTACATAAAATTTTTCAAAAAATAAAAGATCAATTTCTTCCTGATCTAAATCTTTATGTTTATTTTTTATATTTTCCTTTATAATTTCTACAGCTAAATCAGGATTTAGTTCAGCTGTAGTTAATTTATCAAGTCTTTTTTGTTCATTTAAAACTTGATAAACATCATCTGCCTTACCTTCTCTAATAGCATCAAACAATGTTTTACTTACATCATCTTTAAATTCAAAAGAGGGTTGTTCTTTAAATTTTTTAAATTGATTTTCAGCATCTTCTACACTTTCAAACCCAAATCTTTCTTTTACAAATTGGTTTTGATCAAATGATGAATTAGATACTTGTTCATTTTGAGCCGATTGAGTACCATCTTGCGGCTCATTTGGTGCAGTAGGGGCTACTTCTACTGCTGGTTGTACTTGTGGTACATTTTCATCCGAAAACGGATTGTAACCTTCTGCCAGCTTAATTGGTGCTGACATGTCTGTATTCTCTGGCATAAATGCTGATTTGGTTTCTATTTTGTTTAAGCTGCTGTTGTTGTTGTTGTTGTTGGTGCAGCAGTCGTTGTAGTAGTTGTTGGTGCAGCTGTAGTAGTAGTAGTAGTAGTAGTAGTTCCAGAACCAATTACTATAGTTCCACTACCATTTATGGTAATAGGATATAAAACAGAATCATCTGTTAATAATTGTGCCCCATACCAACTTGTACCATCTCCATAAATAGGTTGTGTTAATCTACTATCGGCAAATAATACATTTGCAGATGTTAATGTACTTGTTGTTGCATAGACAATTTGAGTGCCTTGATCAACTCCTATAAGATTTGCCTGAAAGGCATCAGGGTATGTATTTTTAGACAATACATATGCTATTGAATTTGCCATTTTTTTTTATTTTTTTTTATTAAGGTGCTGCTGTTGTTGTTGTTGTTGTTGTAGAACCTTGTAATAGTAAATATTTACCAATAATGCCAAATTCCACAATTCCAGCAGTTGCAATAGATGAAACATCAGTTTTAGTGGATAAATTTACCCCTAATACTGTTACCCCATTAATAGGCACCTCTGGTGCAGGCAATAATTGCCCTGTAATTGAACCATCATCGTTTGTAGTACTAAAACTAACCGTTCCAGATGTACCTACAAATTGAACTACTGCTGAATCCCATCCAGATAAATCTTGATAGAAATTGTTATTAGCATTAAAAGATTCAGTTGCATCTACAACTGTACTAATTTTTGAGCTAAATTTCTGTAGTCTTATTAAAAGTTTACTTACCGTTGCCATTTTTATTTATTTTAAGTTTTTATTTATTGTTGTTGCATTTGTTGTTCCATCATCATTTGTTGCTCTTCTGGTGACATCTGTTCACCTTCTTGGCCTTGTTCTTGTCCCATACCTTGCTGTTGCATTTCAGCTTGTTGTTGCTGTTGCATTTGTTGCTGTTGCTGCATTAATGCTTGTTCTTGTTGTTGATTTTGAACAGTAATTGGAACTGTTACATTTTGTAACATACTCATAACTAATTGTTGCAATTCAGCCGGAACTGGTATATTTGCTTTTGCTAAATCAAAGACTCCTTGCAATATGATTTCTTTTTCTTTAGTTAATGATTTTTGTTGTTCTATAGCAGAATCAGCTTGCATTTTAGCTTGTATGCTTGCTTGTTGAGCTTCAGCGTTTTGTTGACTATTATTAGAAGCATTTTCTTGCTCTGTTTTAATATATCTCTTTTGAGCTTGTCTAAAATATAATTCACCCAATTCTACATTTTCTTTAGCCATTCTCATTGCTTTAAATGGATCTAAATATACTACAAATTGAGGATTTGATGCAATTGCATTGTTTATCATACCCTGCAAGTTTGCTAAATCATAATCAGTAGGTAACATTTTAATTGTTGCAAGAAAATTTCTATCTACAACATCTTGTTCATTCAATAAATTTCTATATCTTTTAGCACCATAAGTTACACTTTTATTTATTAAACATGCAACTTTTTTAGCTGTTTCTTCCATTACATATATATAAGCATCATACATATATTCAGTAGCATTATTAGCCAATTGCCTAGATGCTTGAATATTAGAAGCTGAAACTCTAGGTTGAGCAGCCTGACTCATTAAATTAGGATCTTCACCTAATTCATCTTTTAATACTTGATAATGAAATTGGTATAATTGAATTAACGCATTTAATTGAGGCGCAAATCCTGTATTAGCTAATTCTGTAATTGGAACAGGTATTCTATTTCCCTCGGCATCTCTACCACGATAATAAAGTTTACCTGTTTGTTCCCATATTCTTTGAACATCTAATGGTTTAACAGAATCGCCCAATCCTAAATCTAACTCTTGCATTGCATCAACATCTATAGCAGCACCTGCCGGCACCATCTTAGCTACCAACTGTTGAATTTTCAATCTTGATAAAATCATTTGTTCAATAGGCTCTTCAATTTTTTCAGGTACAGCTACATTACGCATGTCATAAGGATCATACATATAAAAGCTATAAGAAAATTCTGCATTACCTATTTCTTTTGGATCTTGTGGGCGAATCATATTCTTTTTAATATCCCACTTAATCATCTTTTGAGTAACTGGACAATATACACCTTCGTATATATTCCACTTTTTCTCTTCTAAATATTGTTGATTATCGTCTAATTTTTCAGGTTTGCCTTTTCTAATTATAGTGCTACCATTTTTCTTTGTTTTGGTAACAGTATATCCATCAGAATCTAATGTTTTAATTTCAAATTGCATTAAATCAATATTCCATTCATCATAAGGTCTTAACCAAGCAACATTCCAATCTTGCATCCACTTAATCTTATCTGTTAATTGGTATTCTTTTGATGATTGAGCTAAAGCAAAAATATCTTCTTCACTTAAACTACCGCCATTTGCTTTACCATATCTTGCTCTTATTTCACTAATCTTCATTGATAAAATATGACCTCTATAAGTAGTATCTCTAAAATCAGGAAAATCAGAATAAGAATAAATTGCATTTTCTGGACGAATCCATTGAACATGGACTTCACCTTCTTCATCCATCCAAGTATAAGTACATACTAATCCAACCTCTGCTGAATCGTGTAGCAACCTTTGCTTTAAAACATCATTCCATCCATTAGCCTCAAAAACATTATTACAAGTAATGCTATATAATATTTCTTCTGGTAAATGATTAAACTCCATAATCCATTGATCTAATTCATCTTTATCTTCAGCTATAAATTGATCTTTGGGTATAATTGGAACGCCAGATGCTTGTTGTAAATAAGCAAGTGTTTCTTTATTTTGATACATATACTCAGCTTCATCTGCTGCTCTTTGTTTCATCATTGATGAAGTTGTATCTGTTGCCGTAACTGTAACTTTTTCTTTTCTACTCATCCATGATCCAACTAATCTTGCAACAATTGTATTACCAATAATAATTGATTTCCAATTAATATTTACAAAGTTAGCTTTACTATTCATTTCCAAACGATCCATAAACACACTCATGTCTATTTTACCATTTGCTATTTGTCTATTTTTTCTAAATCTATTATTTCTTAACCAAAAATAAGTTTGGTTTCCGTAAATTGTAGAATAGATGCTTTGTGCAACATTTTTACCATATGTAAAATCTTTTTTAGATGCTACATCTGTAGTGATTTGAAACTTTTTTAAAGCTTGGCCATCACTATTTGCTGCCGATATTGATAAAGGACTATCTGCCAATTTGATTGTATTTTATTGTCAAATATACTAAATATTAAGAATTTAGTAAAATTTTTAATTAATTGAACATTGGAACATAACTTTTAACAAGTGGTTCTCTTTTAATTTGCTTCTGAATTGGCTCCATTAAACAAACAATTAACATTAAAAATGATACCGTAATGTCATAATCTGTTCTATTATTTGGATCAAATTTTTTAGCATCTTCAAGTAGATTTTCAAAATCTATAGAATCTATGTGAGATTCAAAATACATAATTCCCACATCAGCTTGTTTTGTTAAACTAAACGGAGTTGTAGGGAATCCTTTGTGCCTATCTGCTGTTTCTCTTTTAGATGGATCTATGGTTGAAATTGGGTATGAACCAAGATAACCAACTCTACCTCTATCTCTGAAATAGGATAAATAATCATCACTATTATGCTCGTACCATGCTTGATAACCGTAAAATTCAGCAGCTAAAAGCACTTGTTCATGCAATGTTTCTTTAACTTGTGGCCTACCGTATAGATGACCTATAGCCTTACCGGTTTGCTCTGGATTTAATAAATCATACCTTCTACCTATCCAAGCTGAAGCTTTTGATCCATATTTACCCCCCTGACTATTACTATAGCCGTCAATTGCTATTGCACCATCTGAAACTCTTCCTGGCTTTCTAGTTTTTACATCAAATGTGTGTTTATTTTCTTCTCCAGGATTTGGGAATTGTGTAATTACCCAATGAAAATCCTCTTCTTTATCATTAATATTTCTCCACCTAACTATTTGATCTATATCTCTATAGAACATAATGTGCCTTTTTAAAACAGGGTTTTCTTTTAAATATTGCTCTCTAGCCCCAATATTAATTACATTAAATATACACTTGTCAGAATCTGTGCTAAATGCCTCATCTATAGTTAATGGTTCTTTTCTAACACGAGCAGATAGGGCTCTTGAGTTATTCTTAACTGTTTCCCTATCAGCTAAAATCATATCTAAAGTCTTATTTTCATCAGGGAAACCAAAGTCATCAAAGTTTCTTGTACGTTTTGCAGACATGAAAAATCTATAAAGTCCACTTGATGTTGTACCGTTTTCTTGTCTTTTATCTTGATTACTTTCCTCCCATAATAATTTAAAAGCATCTTGAACACCATCTTTTTCGGTAGTTAATTTCTCTACTGTTGTGGTATATAAGGCTTTACCAATAATTTTACCCTCATCATCTAGCAAACAATAACGCACAACCTCGTGCCTATCATAGACATTTACTTCTGTTGTCTTACCACACTCGTCAGCAACATATCTATGTAATTTTTGTCCATCATAAGCAACTGTATCTGCTGATTGATGGTCAATTATTGATCCTAATTCATCTTTATCTACGCTATCCTCTGCTTTTCTACCTCTTACATTCGTTTTTTGGAATCTCATTTCAGTCTTAGGATTAACACCCAAAGACATATCATATTCTGGTCTAAAAAACTTAGGAAGCCTTCTAAATGGATTTACCACAGTTTTAGCAAAGAATTTTTTAGCATCAGATCCAGTTTTAGACTGAATCCCACCGTTTGTCATCTTAGTTCTAGTAATATATTCGGAAACAAATAACCCAGCAACAAATGACTTACCAAAACGCCTTTTAGTTACTTCTAGCATCCCCATACATAATGTATCTTGGATGCAATAGTCCATAAAATAAAATTTTTCTAAGTCTGGCATCCTAAATTTAGGATAACCAATATCTATGGGCCACCATTGTAAATATAGATAATGCAAACCAGTTAAAAATGTAGGAGTACCATTATTCATATACCAAAATCCATTTAATCTTCTATCCCACTCTTGTTTTTTATAATCTTCTAATCTTTCGTCATAAAACTCTGTTTCATCATCTTTTTTCTTTTTATCAAATTCATCCCACTTCTTCATTGTATCTTGGTACCAATCTGGTAACATTATTCTTTTCCAATATTGTTCTGACTCAATTTCAGATCTTTTATATACTCCCCTAAATTCTACTTGTTTTGTAATTATATTAAATACATATCCTTCAGGAGGTAAATTGCAAAGCAACCCCTGTATATTTACGACACTACCACCTTCAATTTTATCGTACATAATTAATATCTTTTACCAGCTAATTCACCAACGGCATCAGCCATATTCTCTGGTGAAAATGGTTTTTTAACTTGAGCAGTTTCTTTTTTTTCTTCTTTTAAATCCACACCTATTCCTGCAATAACGCCAAGTGATTTAATTGCAGTTGATACCCCTTCTGCATCTGTCCAAATTTTTTGCAATCTATCAAATGTCTTATCTTTTGGATCTTCTATCATTGTGCTAGTTAATTTGTTATCATTTAACAAATCAGCCATTTCATTAGCTTTCCTTTGTAAGCTATAATATAATTTACCAACCCCATCTTGCTCATAATAATTATTTTTACTTTGCAAAAATGCTATTTGTTTCTCTAAATCTTTTATTTTAGCCTCTAATTCTGTTGACATTAAATTAATTTTTTAGCATCTGAAGTATTATAACCAACCAATAATTCGCCATTTTTAACTTTATTAGTAAATTCATGCTCAATTGAAATTACCTCATTTCTATCATTACCTTCTGGATAATATCTTAATCTTATAATTTTACCCTCAGTGCCATCGTCATCTTGATAAATAATCTCGTAATCGCTAGATATTACTGTTCCAACTACATTCCCTTCTAATTCTCCACTTGTAACATAAATTTTATTTTTAACCAATGCCGGCTCAACCCCCTCTAAAAAACCAGTATATGGTTCAAATATCCTTAAACCCGTAATAAAATTATTTAAAGCGTTCCACGTGGAACCTTTTTTATCTCTCCACATAAAACACTCTTCAATTGGTATTGAAAAATATTGCATATCAGAAGATGCTTCTGCTGTAGGTCTTTGGTAATTAAAAATCTTATAAGTATCATGAGTAGCATTATGATGTATTAAAATTTCAGAACCAACTGGTATGTCTTTGGCATTTACCACTTCCGCATTAACAGGCTTAACATAACGCATATTAAAATTATCATATACCCTTTCTAACTTAATCTTTGTGCCATCCTTAAATGTATGGCTATTTTTACTTTCTAAATCAACCTTAATGATTACTCTATTACTTGGAGCTTTCAATTTCATAATTTAATTAATTTAATTCAAAGGTAATGATTTTATTAACTTAATCAATTTTAAATAAACATAAAAATAGATTATATTTGTACTGCCAAAAAAATATTATATAACAATTAAAACAAAAACAAAATGGCAAACATTTTCGCAGTAACGGTTTTACAAAGAAACCAATACGCAACAGCAACATCAGGTGGTGTAGTATGCGCTATCCCATCTCAAGGTATTGTAGTTGTTCCTTACACAGGTGCAAACCCTGTTAATGGAGCTACTGCTAACTCTGTAATTACTCTTCCTCCAACTGGTTTAAACCAAAGAAGCGTACAATTAATTGTAACTTCTACAATTAACCAAGTTCTTACAGCAGCAAATGCTTAGTAAATTAGCCCCGAAAAGGGGCTTTTTTATTTTCTTTATAAACCGATTTAAGGTTTTTATAAATTCTTTCAGCATCATCAATAGTTTTACCAGCACCCGCTGCTAATGCTACAGATAATCTTCTTAATTTTTTTGCGGCTTTGTTATTCATAATTTAATTTTACCTCCCCTGACCTCTATAATCTTTGGGTTTTGGAGAGTGCTTGTTATAAGTTTTTTTTGCACTACCAGTCTTTCTTTTACCAAAAGTAATTTTTCTGGAGTCTGATTTTACTTTAGCCATTTTATTCGTTATTTAGGATTAATTGGTACGAATATAAGCCATTTTCTAAATATTTTTTATTCAAAATATGACTTCCGAACCTTTCTTTCCTAAAATCTCTTAATCCGGCTGAAACAGAAGCTTCTGGAATATTGGTTATATGGGATATTTCACTCAAAGTTCTATATACCCTATCACTCATTAAGTCTTTTAATTTCAAGTGGTTTTTGGCTAACCTTTTACCATCTCGCTCATGTATGTAATCAGATCCGTCAAATACTAATTCTTGTTGCATAGCATTATTTTTTGTTTTTAAAATAATCTAAATTTAATTGTCCACCATCCATGTAATTTGGGTGTACGAGTATGTCATCATCGTAAAAGTTTCTGACCATACCACTGTCGTATAATATGACTTTCCAAACAGTGTTGGTTTGGCTTCCGTAGTCAATCCAGGCAATTGCTTTTCCATATCCTAATGGTGTTTCAACGTCAATAATAGTTGTTAATTCGTGAATATACATTATAATAAGTTTTCATCTTTTGAACTTGATAATAACTGAATACTTGTTACTCTTGAATGTAATTGAGCAACGGTTTCCTTAGTTTTATCGTTTAAATAAGTTTTAGCTTCTGGCTTTCCTTCCATGTAAATCAAAGTCCCTTTTTTAAGATAGTTTGATACATTTAATTTGTCCGTCCAATAAGCGCAAGACACCCATGTAGTTTTATCTACATCTTCGCCTTGTTGATTTTTAAATTTTTCACTGTAAGCCATTGAGAAATTAATCACTGTTTTACCATTCACTGTGTTTACTATTGCATCTTGTCCTAATCTTCCGATTACGCTAATTCTAATCATTGTTTTTTGTTTTTATTATTATTAAAATATTACTTCTTCTCCATTTTCATCTTTGTATGGAAGCCATGATTGATTTGCTTCTTGTCTTTTCCAAAAATCCATTTTTTTAGTGTTTAATAATTCTTGTAAAATATCTCTACCTTCTACAAAAAATCTTCTTCTATCCCATACATAATCAAGCATCATAAATCCTTTTCTACCAACACTCTTTTTCTTAATTTTCTTTGAATGAAATTCTGCTAAAGGATTACTTGGATCTGTTTGTGCAAATGGTCTATGATAAACTAATATATTGTCCATTTTATTTGACCACATGGCACCATCGTTAACATCAAATACATCAGGACATTTATAATTACCGGATCTATCTCTTTCCATTAATTTAGGATGTGCAATAATCCAAAAATAAACATCATTTTTTCTAGCAAATCTTGAAAAGTCTGCTAATAATGTTTCAAGGTATTTATCTGTTCTACCACCATAACCCTTATAATCATTTGTCATCTGGTTAAATGGATCTATACAACAAAAATCAACTTTTTCTTGAACTATTAATTCTAAAAATTTTTCTTTGATATATTGCGGTGTTGGTGATAACATTTCAGCACTAATGTAAAAAATATGCTTAGATACAAAATCATATGCTGCTTCATAAATATCATCGGAAGGTCTATTAGGATTATATGGCGTACACTCACAACCTAAAAGCATTTCAACATAATCGTGGAAATATTCTTCAGCTGGTACATCCTCTGGTGAAAATGTAGCAACCTTCTCTCCAAACATAACCATTCTCATAAGTAATTGAGCTTTCTGCCATGCTGTTTTACCGTAGTTACCAATACCGGTAAGTAATGTAATTTCACCTCTTTTTGGTTTAAAAAGATAATCTAATTGCTGTATTCCAAATCCTAAAACTTTATCAAATCCCTTCTGATTGATATACAATGCTCTATCTTTTACATCAATTCCATATACCACATCTTCAACTCTGTAACTCTCTCCAAATTCTTCTGTAAATTCTTTTTTAACATCAATTTCGTAATTAGTAGTTTTACTTACAAGTTTCTCTTTTTGTATTGACGCAGTACCAAAATTGTTTTTATTTGCCCTATATCCACTCTTAACAGCACTCCTCATTTCAGACATTGTAAAATCATTGCTAACAGTGTATTCTGTAGATATTAAACCTAATGCTGATTCTTCTCCAATACCAAATCTACAACAAGCAGATGCTAATTTAAAAATATATGTATTTCTTTCTCCAGTTACAAAAGCATCATTTTTGTTAGTTAACCATTTTAAAATTCTACGAAAATTTTCATTATCATCTAAATTTTCCGTTTCAGATACTACTACTTTTTCAACCTTCTTTGCCTTTGTAAATACTTCAGCATTTTCGTTTATGTAAATATCTGGATCAAAACTTTCGTAACAAACCCTGCTTACATTTATCCCACTTCTATCAATTTCAGGAAAAATATCCTGTAAAGATTGAAAATGTTCTCTATGTTTTTTACCATCAGCAACTTTAACCAAAGCTTTTAATCCATTACCGGAAGGACTTACCCAACAAGAATAGATAAAACTATTAGAAATGATTTCGGTTTGCTTATCCCTTAAATCAGAAATATCATCAAAATCAAGAACAATAAACCCACTATGTTGAATAAGTTGTTCATCTTTCCTGTCTTGGCGAAATTTACCACTAAAGCAAATTGATGGTAGGTTAAGTTTAAGCTTATTTGCTTTTTCCTTGTCCAAAGCCAATCTAATATCCAAAACTAGTTGCTTACTTGCACCTAATTTAATCCTTTCAAGAGCCTTTTCTACAGTTATAAAATGAGGCTCTTTGCTAAAAATGTTTTTAAAAATTGTTATCATTATTCAGAAATTGGTTTATAAGCCCTTCTAGCGGCCTCTAATTGTTGTTGATAAGGGTTATTACTATTTTGCTGAGAAAGTGTCTTATTTGGCTTATTTACAGCCTCTAGCACCCATCTACGTATTGTTAGGTAATCCGATTTTGTAGTATAAGACTTTTCAATCTTATATGATGATAAAAATTCATAAGCTTTATCAATCGTGTCTTTACCAAATTCAGAAACAAGCTTTTGGTTCTCATTTTCAGTTAAAGAAATATTATCCTTAAACTTTAGTTTAATTTCTTTTACTTTACTTTCTTTTACTTTACTTTGCGGCATTTCTGGAGCAGAAACTCCGTCAGTTACCGTATTAACAGAAGCAAATTTACCGTTTACGCGGAGTTGTTTCTTACTTTTATCTTTATTTGTTCCTCTTTTTTCATATACTGGTTTTAATCTTTCATCAAGTGATTCTGAGTTAATAAAGTCGTTATTATTAAATAACATATCCAGTTTGATGCAGTAATCCACCACATCCCGTATTTCTGTAGCAGAAACTCCAAAGTCACCAGCCATTAATTCAAATTCTACATCTGAATATTCAAATACATTACCATCAATACCGGTTAAATATTCTAAAGTCATTGACCAAATAGCATAACCTATAGGCCCAAACTTTGTACGAATGGCTTTAACCTTTCTATGGTTTCTCATATCCCTATCATGAGGGAAGTAATCGCAATAATTCTTTTTAGGGCGAGCCATTGTGTTATAATTAATCGTTAATTAAATCGGTTTTCAAAGCTTCGTTAATACGAGCTATTTCTGCATCTGTAAATAATAATTTACCCTGCATCTTGCGAGATAATTCCGATTCTGGTATCTTTGCGTTTAATGATAGCCACCTTTGTGTACGGCCATCTAAAGCTTCTTTTATTTTCTCATGAAGCTTTAATTCTGTTTTGATTTCCATAAATTTGTTTTGATTATTGGATGACAAAAATAGTCTTATTTTTTATATTCCCAAATATTTTTAACTTTTTTTTAAAATAATTTTGTGATTTAATTAAATTAATTATCTTTGTTGAAATAATTGTTATGGAAACTGGACAAACCAAGGTAATAAATATAAATTTTGTTTATTACAAAATAGAAAAAGTTACAAAAGATAAGTATCTAATAGAGTCTAAAAAAAATAATAAAGTAGCGTATATTGATAAATTAACCTTAAATGATTTATTAAAAGAAAAGTTATCACCTGAAAAATTAAAATGGTATTAATGGAAAATAGAGAATTAATATACGATATTGCTAGAAGGTTAGATATGATAATTGAAGTATGGAAGAAAGGAAAGTATATTGGTAAATATAGATTTATAAATGGAGTATTGCATAAACTAAAAGAATAATGGAAGGCTATCAAGCTAAAGCAATTAAGTTGTATTTAAATTTTTTTTTAAAAGATAAAGTAACTGATTTTGAAAATAGAATTATTAAAGCCAAAAGTAGTGCTATATCATATGTCCAAAAAGAAATTGAATTAAAAAGTAATAACCCAGAAGATTTGTTTTATTGGTGTAATGTAAAAAACGCACTTGAAAAAATATGAGAAACTCAACAATAATAGTTAAGAAAAAGCGTTGTATAAATTGTGGTAACATTGATTATCATTTTTCAAAAAAAATGTGTAAACAATGCGCTACCATAGCTTCTACGCAAAAGCGAATGGTTGAATTTGAAGATGATTCTGAAAGTTTTAATAATTTAGTTCAAGACTTGGATCATGTATTTAGCCAATACATTAGAAATAAACATGCCGATAAAAGCGGTGTAGTTGAATGTTATACATGTGCAGGCAAACATACAATTGCAGAAATACAGTGTGGCCATTTTATGGGTAGATCTAACTTAGGAACCAGGTGGATGGAATCTAATTGTAAGCCACAATGTATGGAATGTAATTACTTTAAAACCGGCAACATAGAAGAATTTGAGAATAAGTTACATGATGAAAATGGTGCATTGGTGGAATATTTAAGAGAAACTGCTAGGCAACCGGTAAGGCCAACTAGAGAAGAATTAAAAGCCTTAATTTTAGAATATAGAGCAAAGCTTAATTTAGTAAAAAAGAAGTTTATAAATATTGGTTGACGGTTTTTTATAGTAAATATCCCTCCTGTATTTCTATACTGGGAGGTTTTTTATCAATCAATAAATAAGTCAAAATATGGGTTTTTTGATTGATAAATTCAAACATGTGTCAAAATTATAAACTTTTGATGCATTAAAATTATAAAAACTTGTCATAAATGTCACAATTTTAGGCAGATTTGTGACTTATAAGATACTTTATGGGCGCAAAGTAAAATATATAGGCGCAAATGTTACTTTTATATATAAATATGTAACAAAGTAAAGGTAAAGCTTGACCAAACTTTACACAAAGTAAAGCTAAGACTTTACTAATCAGGTAGTAATACTACGCTATTAGCAAAAAATGTAAACTCTGCAAGTTTTGATAGTGTTCACATTTTTAAGCTGTTTACGGAAACGTGAAAGGGTAAATAAGGTGAATAAAAAGCCCCTCGTAGAAACGAAGGGCGAGATTAAACCGTTAACACTTGCTATATGCAGCACAAATATACAAAATTTAATTAAATTTATTTTTTTAATTAAATTAATTAAATTAATTTTACAAAAAATATATAAAATGGCAAGAAAAATAGATCCAGAATCAGTTTCAAGCAAAGTAGCTGAATTAGCATTAGGAGAACATTTACGTTTTGAAAACCCATATACCTCAGTAATGGTAATGGTTTCAAATTTAAAAAAGAAAGAAGCCCACAAAGACAAGTTGTTTAAGATTAAATACGTAGATGGTATTACCACCGTATCTAGAGTAAAATAAAAACCAACACATATGCACATCCAAACCGTTAACTACACTAGAACATTTAATTTAGGCAATTATTCTTCTGAAAAAATTGGCGTTGAATTTTCCCTTAATGAAGGAGATTCGGCTAATGCAGCTTTAGACACTGCTAGGGAATTGGTAGAAGAATATCACAAACAAAGCGTGGTTAGATTAAAAAATCTAGGGTATTTTTATGATGAACAAATTTCTGAAGAAGTAATACCTACTCAATCAAAAAAATCATTAGTTGAAAAAACTAAAGACTTTATTAATTCATGTAAGACAAAAAATGAATTAAAAGCCTGGGAATTGATGAGTAAAAGCAATCCGGAGTTACTAGAACACTATAATAATAAATTTAAAACACTGTAATTATGCAATGGAATGACACACACATCAGAGCAAGCTCTGTAGGGTATTTAATGACCGAACCCGTAACAAAGGCTGATAAAGAAGCCGGATTGTTATCTAAAACAGCTCAAAAACATTTATTAGATGTCTATATAGCTGAAAAATATGGCCGTAAAAAAGACATACAAACCAAGCAAATGAAAAAAGGTGTAGAGGTAGAGCAAGAATCAATTGATTTGCTTTCTATGTACCTAAAGATGCCATTTAATAAAAATGAACAAAGGTTTACTAATGATTTTATTTCTGGCT